GTTGAAGTCCCAATCCCCACGTTGCCGCTGGTGTCAATGCGAAGACGTTCTGCATTGTTTGTGGAAAATAACAATGACCTTGCAAGCCCTGTTCCGCCATTTGTTGTCCCAATAACTGCAACTTGAGATGATGGATTTACATCAATTTGAAATCTTTCATAATTTGCTCCAACCCCACTGGTTCCCGGCTTTGCAATAAGCAAAGCAACTCCATCTGATTGCGGTCTAAATATAACCAATCCATTTACATCAAGCGTACCCCCCGGCGCACTTGTCCCAATGCCTACGTTGCCGCTGGAATTGATTCGCATCGCCTCAACAGTGCTACTTCCGTTACCATAATAAAACTCAATGCCACCATTGTTGGTTCCGTTTGTAAGTCCCCTTAAAGAAATCGCACCTCCAGTGCCATTAAGGAAATCATTGCCGCCAGTAATATTTACTGCGCCAACAGTTGATCCAGACATCGACCCTTGCAATGTCTTATTTGGTAGTGTCAAATGCCCATTTACATGCAGTGTGCTATTTGGCGCACTCGTCCCAATGCCTACGTTGCCGCTGGAATTGATTCGTAGCCGTTCTATGCGACGATCTGATGCGCGAGATCCAGCAGCAGTTGTCGTGAACACCCAGTCACTACTTCCATCTGTAGCAACATTTGAAGTCCACGATGCTACAGGAATGTTGTTTTCGTTTCTTGAATCAAAAAATGTTTGCCTCTGAGTAGATGCGCTTGCATCTTGCTGAATTACGGTAAGGCCATTGTAGGTGGCTCCTTGCCCTCCAAATCTTGCAATAACATCACTGCCATTTGCCACATCTAACTTACATGCAGGCGCATTTGTTCCAACTCCAACTTTCCCATCAGTAGTCACCACAAACGGAGTCGCATCTGGATTTACGGAGTCTTCCACAACCAGCGCGTTTCCAGTGCCAGTCTGCGTGATTCGCAGTGCATCTGTCGTTGAGTTGGCCAAGATAGTTCCACCAGAGATGCTTAACTTGTTATCAAGCATTGTCTGAAGGTTGCCAATGTCAGAGATGGCAAGCACCACATTGCCCGTGCGTGTGGCAACGGACTGAACTGGGGCTAATGCGCTAAAAGTGCTAGCAGCCGTTTTAACTGTGGAACCACCCTGAACAATGGGCACCAACTCTGTTCCTGCCAGTGGCAGTGTTCCATCTGAAAATTCTGAAATCTTCGTTCCCATATTAGTTGGTCAGTAATCGGTTGCCACTCTCAGTGTTTAAAAATGCTCCAGTTTCTGTCGTGATTCGATCACCAGAAACGGGCGGTGTGCTAACTCGCATCTTTTTAAATTTAAACGTCTCGCTACCATTAGCATGAACTTCCACTCTTGCAAAGCCATTTGCAAATGGCAAAGCAGTGTTTATATTCCGCTTTCTGATGAATTTAGTGATCATGCTAGTAAGTATACGCCATGTCCATGCGCTGAACCTGACCCTGCTGACGTAGAAGCACGTCGATCTGCTGCTGCACAGCGGACTCAGCAAGCTGGTCAAACAAGTTAGCCTCTTCTGGACGGCCTTCTGAGCGCAGAAAGTCAGCAGACACGCCATTCACAAGGTAGTCCTTGAAACGGTACGGGATCTCCACCATGCTCCAGTTAGAGCTTGTGTTAGCCGGGGCCACGCCTGCACTGGTGATCGCCAAGGCATCCCAGAAGTTGCCCTTAATCGTTGTGCCATTAGTTGGTGGGTTGTACGCAGAACTGGCTTGATATGGGTCGTAGAACGCCTGTCCGCCAGCAGAATAAGTCGTGTACCCGCTCCAAGCTCCACCAAACAACCGAGGGCAAGGTTTGCGGTAGCTGATAAATTTCTCACCATCGCTAAAGAAGCGTAGGTACGAGTACTCTTGGCTCACCGCAGTGCCACCAACAACAACATCGTTCTTGTCATTGAAGTCCTCGACAATGAACGGCTGAATTGACGTGCGAGTTGTATTGCGAGGATCGTTGTTGAAAGCATTTAACCCTTGAAGCGCTCCGTCTTGAAGCATGACAATCAAGTTTAAATTGGAAGTAAATACCAACTTTGATGTTAGCGGATGATTTACTCCTCCATAAGTTGGATAAGTAAACGTCCCGATTGGCACTTCAACATCAACGTCCGTGATATACTCGCCAAAGCCGTCAGTCAACGTGTTGTAAGTAAACTTGTAGCTGCTTTCTGATGCGCTAACCTTGGTGCCATCTGGTGCAGTGATGTAAAACGGATTGATGACTTTAACCAGTGTCTCGCCAATTGCGTTTTTCTTGTAAGCATCTTCCGTAAACTCGGACAAGTAAACACGCGGAAATGTTGCCGTCTCAAGGTTAAGACGCAATTTCATCGTTGTGTTTGCCTCAGTATCCATGAGGATTTCTTGGCCATTCTCCATCAGGATCTCAGAGCCAAATTCCGTGATAATGACTGCGCCAGAGATCTCAACTGTTTGAATCGGATTGCCTGGAAACGTCCGCAACACACGTTCAGTGTCCGGCCATTCCTCGCGATCCCAAATAATGCTCATGCGGCGACCACACAAGTCACGCACAGCACCAAAAGACTTGTCGTTTAGCGTGTTGCGATCCAGTCCAACAAGTTGGCAAACCGAGGCTAGGATGTCGCTAAACGGAACAGTCTTCATTTACTTGGAGGAGTCCAGCCAACAGAGATTTCTTTGGTCCCGCCACTATTGACTCTTAACTCTGGATTGTCACGCAGAAACTCATCCATAAACTCTTTGTCATTCCAACATCCATAACCAAGTTTCTGTCCCCAAAAGTGGTAAGCAGTTGTTGGAATGCGAGCAATAAGTTGCCCCAATCCTTCCACGGACTTGTGCCGTTTTGCGTTCTCTTTAGCGAACTTCCGCGCCTCTACAGCAGCTTCAATCTGATTGCGCTGCCAGCCACTGCGAAGTTCCTTTTCAAGTTGTTCGTGAAGTTTTGGGTCGATGTCGATCATAAAACGATGCTCGTACTCTCCGAGCAGTCACACCACTTGGGGCACCTAAACAATGCTAGGGGCAGGTGTCGCGTGTGTCTCAGGTTCGCAGCTTGCTTTAAACAAGTCTGCTACAAGTCCTGCATTTACACAAAGATGTGGCCGTCTCTCCAGCCTGTCACACCACTTCTAGAAACGCAACCTTGATCGCGTGCTGGCAGGTGTCGCTCAGAAGGCTACTAAGCAGCAGCGTAGGTGAACTTACCAAGACCCAGCGGGTTACCGACCACAAGGCCAGCAACTGCTTCGATCAAACGAGCAGGACCACCACCGTAATCAGGAAGTGCAGTGACCTGAGCGATGTTGCCGCCGTAACGGACTTCAACAAGGTTCATGTCGAGCACCAGACCGTAAGCGGTCTTGGCCGTGTAAGTGCTGCCTGAAATCGTTCCGATGAACGTCGTGGGATGCAAACGGACCGTGCCAAAGTCACCCTGGAACACATCCATGGACTGGATGTAGGTATCAGCAGCGGCATCACGCTGGAAGGTCTGCACCTTCGTTGCGCCGGCTCCAGTCACGCCAACAGTGCTTGTGGTCGTCAGAGCGGTCGTTCCAAGCAGGCCAGTGAAGGCACGCTTGAGGTCCGTTCCGACGATACAATCGAAGGATTTGTACTGACCAGTCACGTCGAAAATCGACTTGAGCAAGCCCTGCACAGTCGTGTCGGTCAACGCGGAAGCGTTGGAGCCAGACACAATCGAGCCGGACGGAGTAATGAACGAAGGCGAGGTCGTGCCGGAGCCGATGTTCAGCCCGGTTCCGATGTTGTCGCCACCGATCCACGACTGAGCACCTGCCGTGAGGTAGGGGTTCGTCGTGCCATTGTCCTGCTGACCAAGCTGGTCAGAGGTAAAGGTAACTTCCATGTCACGCTTGATGCCAACGATAGCCTTAGCCACGTTGTCGGAAAGCGAGTCACGGACACCAGCAACGTCCGCCAGATCCTGTGCCAGCTTGGACACACGGACAGTGCGACGGAAGATCTGAGCGTAGTTCGCCAGTTCCTTCCGATAGCCAACAACATAGTTGCTGTAGCTGTTCACGTCAGTGCCGTCAACAGTTCCGCCAACCTGAGGCAGCGGGTTCTGGTCAGCCTGCCAGCGGAAGTACATATTTCCGGGCTTGCTACCTTTGCGAGCCATCGAAACGAAGGGGGTATCCCGAGCGTCAACGAGAGCGATCATGTCAGCCAAGTCTTCGCGTTTACCACGTCCAGACAAATTAGGTTCAGTGAGAAGTGCCATAAGATTAAACGAGTTTCCAAATTAAGGGTTTACACAAACCCCATTGCTTTAACCAAGTCAGTCAACCCTTTTGAGTCAGAAGAATTCTTTGCAAAATTCTGCTTTAGTTTGACGATGTCTGAATTGCTAGTTGGTGCAGGAGCAGACTTAACTCCTGGCTGAACTGGCGCACGTTTGATCGGAGCCGCAGGCTTCTTGGTCTTCTGTTCGCTGTATGCTTTTGCACCCAGTGCCAGTAGTCCAAGCACATGCTTGTAATCAGGACGGCGTTTAATCTCTGGAAACTCTCTCATCACCTGTTGCGTAAATTGATATTCCTCGCTTGCAGGATTTGAGAACCAAGGGAAATCTTTAGTCACCTGCGATTCAGCAGCGGCTTGCGTCTGCAAGTACTGCATCCTCTGCGGCAACTCGATTTCCTTCCGTTTCATGGCTGTCCTCTTCATGGCGCGGACTTCAGCAGCGGTAAGTTCGTGTTCTTCACCGTTAGGCATCGGAATCACACCACCGTCAATGTTATCCTCGCACCACAAGATTACCTCCAGAGCCTTGCTGTACTCTTCTTCCACCCGTTTAGGTGTATCCAAAGTAGCAACAAACTCAGAAACGTCTGGTCGTTTCTCAGGAATTGATGCTTTAGTAGACTGAAGTTCACTTTCAAGTTGAGTGAGCTTAGCCTTCTGAGCATCGAGTTCAGCTTGAGCAGCCTTTTTCGCAGCAACTAATTTGTTGATGCGCTTCTGGACCCCCTTGCTTAACGTACTTTCGTCAACCTCATCAGGTTGATCGGGCGCATCTTCGGACGTATCGGCATCCTCTTCAGAGGTGTCGGTTTCCTTAGACGTACCCTCTTGCTCCGCTTTGGCGGGCGCAGTTTCCTCCTCGGAAAGGAAGCCTGAACTCAACAAGTCTTTAAGACTGTTTACGTCCAAATGACCGAGTTTATTGTCAACGGGATTACTTTCTGCCTCCTGACCCGAGGAATCAGGCTGTGATGTGTCTTCATTCATGCAGTTAAGGTTGCAAGACCCTTTATTTAATCATTCCAGAAACGCTGGAAAGCCCGTTAGTGGCGTTATGCCATATCTTCTTCTTCAGTCAAGCCATTTAATGATCTGGCTTCCTGTCTTAATGCTACAAGCATTGAATAAATCATGTTTGCTCCGTCAGCCTGACCGCACGCATGAGCGCGGTCTTCACCTTTACAATTAACGCTAACTGCGTGCATCCAAAGCGTTTCCTGAGTTTGCTGTATTACTTTAAGCACCTCGTCCCAAAGGATACTTTTGCCCGCAAACCCAAAAGCGTTATGCTGTGATTCTGTCATTTATTGTCCTGGCTGTTGTTGAATAGGATTAACTCCAATCCGACCAATTTGAGCGTTTTGCTGCTGCATAGCAGACATTTGAAGGCTCTTGACGTAGTTGTTAAACAACTGTTGAAAGTTCTGATCTTGCTGAAGAGCAGCCTGAGCTTTTGGATTTGTCTGAATAATCTGCTGCGTGTACTGAAGCTTGGTCTGGGCCGCAGGATCATTTTCTTGATAGATGGCTTCGTTTCCAAGCAGCATAAGCGCAATATCGCTCTGCACCCCCTTGTACATCTCCTGCGAAGCCTGCTGCGGATTCAGCACAAGCTCCTGCGCCATTTCGGGCGCAATAGCCTGAATCATCATCTCTGTAAGCCTGTTGCGGTTAAGTACACCACCAACGTCCATCTGAGCAATCTGGCTGAGGAACTGAATCTTCTGAGCAACGTACTCACGATCCAGCGTCATCACATCAAACCGTATGTTCAGATCAAATTCATCGTGAATACTGGAAATACCTTGCGGCAGTTGCGCTCCAGTAATTTTGTAGATTTCCTCCGGGCTCATGTACTGGCAGCACAGAGCAAACATTTGCCGAAACACAGAACGCCATGTCATTAGCCATGAGTTGACCAATGCCTGTTGGATAATCTGCGTCTTCATTGGGGCCACGTTGGGATTGATCGTCCCAAAGTAGCCTGCATGATTGGCTTCCACGGCTTGAATCAGATTAAACGCAGTCGTGGGCTCCCGTGCAGGCGGATCCATAAAGGTGTAATCGCTTTGACTCACCACAGGAAGCTGTACACCCGGCCCTACCTTGTTG